GGTAATACACCAGCAGCATCTTTAGCAGCCTTCTGGCCTGCCTCATCGTTATCAAAGAACAGGACAACTTTGTCGTAGTAATTGATCCATTCGTAGTTGTTTTGAATGGCTTTTTTGGCAGCAGCCGCACCGTTCGGGATAGAAACTACAGACCAATTTGGTTGTGCTTCCCAGACGGACATTGCATCCATCTCGCCTTCTACGATAACTAGCTTCTGCTCCTTCTTACTTGTTTTATGACGGTAGTTCTGCATTCCAAAGAGGCTATTTACCTCTCCTTCACAGCGAAATTCCTTGTCCTTTGTTCTTACCTTTGCCCCGACAACCTTTCCAGAGCTGTCGTAATAATAGTGGCGTAAGATGTCACCATCTTTGTAGGTTTTGAAGAGTTCACAGGTTTTTTCAGAGATTTTTCTAGATTGCAGCCGTCCGGCTGATCCTTGTAGCTGAACATGGGTCACTTGATGAGTGTGGGTGATGTTGTCGCCATGCGTTCTTGCATGACATCTAAAACAAAAGGTGTGGCCATCTGAGTACAAACTATTTGCATCTGATGAACCACACACTTGGCAAGGTATGTGTTCTACGAACTCGTTTTCTTCCATCCCTTCAGATTTAGTTTGTCGTTAGCTATAGAATTTTCAAGTTCTTTTATTAGATCCCAAGCATATTTACTAGAGCCGTCCGGTCTTAATAGTGTTTTGTAAGCGTTCCATATCCATTGGTATTCTCGGTATGGGACTCCCGGCTCTTTTTCGCCATAGGTAAACATTGCTTCAAGATACGAAGTTATCCAATAATCACTTAACAAGGCATTAGCCCTAGCTTTTATCGCTTCATTACTATGCTCTCTCATTTCCTTTTTGTAGTTATTCGACATTAAAGGAACCATTCGATTGGTATTGTTGCGAATGAAGCCCAAGGTATACCTAACTTGTCGCAGTATTTGGCATACGTTGTCTTGGACTTCTTGGATATAGTGTTATATGGTGCTTGAAATATCATCCGTAAATCTAATTCAGGATGCTGTTGCACAACATTCTTGATTTTGCGTCTGTCGTCACTGTCCCAATAGCCTTTACACTCCAGCAAAATCCCGCTAGGCAATATAAAATCAGGAGTGTAATTGTGCATAATTGTATAAGGAACCTTAGTAGATTCATACTCATATTTCACTCCCAACCCAACCATTAGATCAGCAACCTTTTCTTCAAGGCCAGATCTAAATGCCATTAGAAATCTGCGTCGTCTTCAAGAGAGCTAGGTGCAGCAGGCATGACATTTGGTTCTGATGTTTTAAATCCAGCAGTAGAGCCGAACAATGCAGCAGCATCTTCAGTAGTCAAGTCACCCATATCAACACCAGCCGATGAAGACAACGTGACAATCTGAATCCCTTTAATCTTTAGGCTTGTGCCATACGTGACATCATCACGCAAGATGTAAGGTTTCTGTTGGAATGCAAGCTTTACTGTGCTGCCTGAATATAGAGGTGTATCTTCATTGGTAATTGGTGTACCTTCTGTATCAACAATAGGAGGCTTAGTATCTTCGTTCCACGAGAACTTGACTTGATACTTACCTTCTGACACCTCTTCCCAAGGTTCAGGTTTAACTACTGAACGCTTAGGATTCTTTAGTCTTGATTGACACCATTTAAGTCCATCAACCCTATCTTCTTCTAATTTGTCAGCAATGTCTTGTCCGACTACAGCGGTAAGCTTATAGCCAAACTTTCCAGGTTTCAGTACAGCTTGGAATCCATCAAGGACAACAGGCTGTTCGGTTACGAATGTGTTACGAGTCATTAACAAAAAAAGTATTGTGATCTAATTACTGACTCAGGTTCGAGTGTGCCATTAATCGGTGGTTCAGTTTCAGCTCCAATTTGTGAAGCCCAGCTATTTAAATAATCATGCTCAGCAAACAAATGCATGTATGTCTCTCTGACTAATTCAGAAAGAATGAACATGTCTGTTGCACGACATATCACTGAATCATGTATCAGTGCAATGGGTGCATTAAATCGAAGTGCAGATAAATGCAGAAGACTTGCATCCAGCGAATGAATAAGATTCGGCGCTGTTGCATTCTTGTGGTGAGCTTTATCTACAATGTCACCCTCTCCAGTAGCTACCTTGACCTGACATCTACCTAATAGCTGTAGCTCAATTGTTTCTACTTGGGGCTTCATTAGCTTTTGTGTGACTACAAAACCTGAAGGTGTAACCCATTGAAGTTCTTGTAGACCACGATCAATAGCATTAGCTACTTCTTTTTCTATCCATTTCATGACCTTCATCGGACCAGGAACAATGACATTCATTGCATCCCGTACAGCTTTTACTGTTGCCGATAGGTCTTCTTTATCTATTTCTACACCTTTTTCTTTCAATGCATCCCGTATATACCCTCTATTTGAGTACGGTTTTGCGTTGTAAGGAACAGTCATGACCGTTCGCTTCGTCATTTTTCTATCGCAGAACGGACGTATACCTTCAGGAATGTTAGGTCTTGCCGTATCTGCAATGACTTTATATGCATCTTGTGGCTTATCACTAGGGTAAACGTTGACTAACTTAGCCGTACTTTTATCCCTAGCTAATCCTGCAAGGATCTGAAGACCACTGCAAGTAGCATCAATTGCCACAAAATTCTTGGTGTAGTTTCTCTTGCAAGCAAGACATGTCATGTAATATTCCTCACAAGCTGCAAGAAATTGCCAAGGTTCTTCAGCTACTTCCCAATCAGATAAGTTACCGATTGGATCAGTTGCAACACGTGAAATCAACGCATGGTTATTAAGTGTCCAGTCTTGTCTGTCATCCATTGTGGACTTGTCTAGTCCATATGTTGTAGCAACACTGAATCTTAACCAGTACTTTGCATCATGTGTTACAGGTGCTGTTTCATAAAAAGACAACAAGCTTTTACCAAAGTCTGTATCTTGCGGTGTCAAAAATGAAGGGATTGGATATGCTCTCCCACGGTAATCCAGGCTCCAGGGACAAAAGAATTTCTCTTTATCTTTGAATACCTTGACAGCATTCATGGTCATTCTTGTACGACATGACCGCTTGAATTGTTGTGCATTTACATTCAGTACCTCTGCTGCTCTTCGTCTGTAGTCTTTACGAGAATCGTAGTTCTCAGCAATATCTACAGGCTTAGGTGGTAGAGCTAACTCAACGACAGGGACGAACTTACCAAGCTCAATACCTCGTTCTTGTAGTGTCTCAGCGACATCAACAATGAACGGGTTGAGTGTGTATGCAACTTTCTGAATATGGTTCAGAAAAGCAATCGGTGTTTCTCCCTGTATACAACAGGGCTTGCTTCGTCGAACCATGTCATAGCCCTTCATGACCTCATTTAAGAGGTAGCCACCTTGCCTTTCGTTGCTCCAATCATTTGGTTCAACAAGCATTGGCCAAGCAATAGGGCTGAACAACTCAGCAGTAGCCATCACCTCGTCCCTAATTTGTAAGAACTCAGGGGTTGGCACGATGTACCGCTCACGCTTGCCACCAAATTGAGTCAACTGGCTATCAAACCATTGGCTTGTGACGCATATGCAATCCAACAGCCAGCCACCAAGTTTGATCCTGTTTGCTCGTCCCCACGGCTCCCAATGATTCACGTCATAGCGGTTCATTAGTGTCCTGATGACAACTACCTTCTGTTCTGTACCGATAGATCGGTGCCAGTAGTTCTCCTTAAGGACGTGCAATAGGCCAGGAACATTGCGTTCGTAGTGACGCATCATGCACTCGTCTTCTACAGCCTTACCGATGGCATCTGTGACGTTCTGGAGCTGGTTTGCCTTGCGCTTGCTTGAGAACACCTTGTCAAAGGTCACCTTGCAAGCAATGGCCGCGGCCACTTCAGGTTCGATGTCAGCTAAGTACTTATGAATGGCAGCTAGATGCTTGCCTAAGTGCCGCTCATGGATGCGTTTGTTTGTGTCCTTGATCTGTTCAATGACCTTAGGCAACAGCTCATCAATTGAACTGATGCCATAAACAGAAGCACTCGCATACTCCTTGTCTTGAAGCTTGATCGTGTTGTCTCTTAAACGTTGAAGCCCTTGTCGTATCTGTTCCCGCTCAAGATCAACCTGAGCAGAGATTTCTGCTGGTGTTGCCAATAAATTTCAAAGTAGTGTGTTCGTTAGTCTTCCCTTCAAGAAAGGCTGTTTTAAATACTTGAGTGTATAACTGGCTTTTTAAGAAAGGCCAGGGATTTTGCCCTGACCTATACCTCAAAGGTAAGTACTTTTTGAGAAGTACCTGAAACTAGCGCGTCTACCAATTCCGCCACATCCGCGGGCGAGATACACTGCAATGACTGGTGTCTTGCAATGATACAGAAATGAGATGAGTGTGAACTCTTGACCCATTTCTTCTCGAACAGCGTAGCAGAACGGCAAATAGTCTAGTTAGTTAAGAGGTTATGCAGCAGCCGTGAGTCGGCTGTAAGCCTCAATGACTTGATCATCATTGATGTGTGTGTAGTACTCCATGGTGGTTTTCATGGAGGCATGGCCCATCATTTTGTGAGCCTTAGCTGGGTGCACATCGAGGTTGGCAAGCCAGGTGTTGAACGTGTGCCGCAGACAATAAGGTGTGAGCTTTTCGTCTAGCTGCAAGTAATCACGAACATCGTTGAACTTGACACGGTGTGCGTCCTGGGACGTAAACAAATCACCAAAGATTTGGATATCAGGATCAGTGCATGATTCCAGATTCCTTGACAAGATTGGCATCAACTTGTTATATCCATCGCTGCCGCTCGGCAGGTAGATACGACGTTTGCGATGTGTCGTCTTGAGCGTGAATCCTTCTCGTTCACCTACACCAATGAACGGAACAGGTGCATCAAGGTGAATATCCCTTGGTGTGAGTTGACTGAATTCAGCCCAGCCCAACCCTGTCCATGCGCTGAGCATGACGGTATCAGCCAAACTCTCTTGGTTAAAGCAATTCTTTGCGGCTGCATAGAACTGATCGACCTGAGCAGGTGACAACGTGATACGTGGCTGCTTCGTTAGTTTGAGCTTTGTGAACTTAAACTTACCTTCACCTGTGATCCACTTATGCCTATTGTTTTGATAGGCAAGGACACCCATATCAATGCAATGGTTCAGAACTGTTTGGATGTTCTGAATGCAATGATTAAGAGTCAGGTCACCTAACTCACGGTAAACACGTAGTTCACTGATGTAAGTTTCCATCGCAGCCTTGTTAAAGTCTTTGATTAGAAACCGACGACCTTGTGGGTTGTAGTTACTGAAGTGAGTGGCATAGGTGATTGCAGGTTTACTCCCCGGACGGTGAGGTTGCCATTCATCCCTGGTCTTGATCGTGTAGTCAAGTGCTTGACCCCACGTTTTTAGGTCAGTCATAAATGATGGATTTCATGGTTCGTGCTTGGTCTCTACCCTCTGATGTCAGACGCAATGCGATGCGTCTATCTCCTTTGATCTTCTCCTTGGTAATTAACCCCAAGCCTTTGCTCTCCACTCCCCATCGTCCAGCCGCTAACCAATCGGTATTACGACTAGCTGATGCCGTGGTCAGGTTCAGTGCTTCTTCCATCGCTTGCTTGTGACAACCGTCGTGTGAGGCGATGTATAGAAAGCAGCTAACAAGCTGACCAGGTATTTCCCGGTTCATAAGGCGCAGCAGATCAAATGCTTTCCGGATCTTGTCCAGACGAGCATCTGTGCATTGATTCCGGAGTGGATCCACGATCCTGGGGTGTAGTGCTCCCGCATTCTACACGAAGTCTACC